TTTGTTGCATATACTCAGCGTATAATTCACTATCATTTCCTACTTTACTCATCAAACAATACCTCCTGTACTGTATGTATGCCTATGCAAACAGCATCTGCATTAGTTAACGTAATCTTATGTTTATCACCTGCCCAATTTTGTGCAAGTGTTTTAAAATATTTTTTTCTTTCTTGATAATCTTTTGGAATAGATTCTTTACCTCCACCAATAGTAAGTTGCCATTCTCTAGGTAATACTCTTATTATTTCACACCCAAAGGAAGCCGCTATACCTAACCACATTCCATAGTTTTTACCAAAAGCAAAAGCACCTCTTTCATACGGACGACTCCATACCCTTTCAATTACGACTTTGGTTGTTGTCGATTCGGAACTAATATCAATTTCATTACGAGTTGTTGATACAGAGTCGCCCATACATTCTTTAAATACTTCTGCTAAATCATTTTCGTCCCTGGAGGATGGACAATTACTGGTAGATTGGAGGTATATGTGATTACGATGGTATTCGAAAACAGCAATCGCTCCATTCCATCCAGGGTCTATACTTAATAGTTTTTTTGTTTTCATTATTCCTTATACTTAGACATTACACTAATAGCTTCTGTTCTATCAAAGTAAATACTACATTTATCTCCGTTAAAGCCCATAGTATAACTACCTAATTGACCATATCTAGCCTTTTGACAAATAATCTCAGACTCATATCTATCATTTTCTCTATCATCTACCGCATAAGCATAGTAGACAAAGAACGCCGCTTCAGCAGTTTGTTCAATTACACCACTTTCAGCAAAGTCTGATAGTTTTGGTCTAGGGTCTATACGTCTTTCAATTTCCCTATTTAATTGAGATACTAATATAGCACTACAATTGATTTTCTTACAAATCCATTTATAATCTAACATAATATCTTCAATTTCAAAACGTCTATCTTTATTACTACTATTATCTGTACGAATAAGTTGGATATAGTCATCAAGGACAACGTCTGGTTTCTCTTTAGCTATCTCTTTCATAGCATCTGCAAGAGTTTTACAATCATCGTGCATTATAAGATTCTTGTATTTTTCACCTAGTCGTTCTTTTGCTAATGCAATCTTACTAATTTCAGTATCAATGTTTCCAGCTTTACGAATCTTTTCATAACTAAATTCTGGAAACTCCATAACTAATATCTTTTTCATCATTTCAACATTAGTCATCTCACGATTAAATAACATTACTTTAAAACCTTGTTCTAATAATCGTTTTACAATATTAATTACAAGCGTTGTTTTACCGTGTCCTGGTCTACCACCAATAACTGTAACTTCACTTCTAGTCATACCACCTGCTGCTTTATCAAGCTGTTCAATGCCAAATGGTATTAGATTACTACCTGTTTTCAATGTTTCTATTGTATCGCCAATAATATCTTCAGTTTCTACAGTTTTGTTTGGTGTAGTATTTTTTAAGTCTTCAATGGCTTTTTCGTGTTGATGAATAATTTCTAAGACATCTTTCTTATTATTCATACTTGCATTGAATAGTAATCTTGAACTATGAATTACTTTGCGTTGTATAAATTTCATCCATACGTCTTTAGCATAAGCTTCAACGTGATGAGTATGTGGAACCATTTCTGTTAATCCACTTAAGAAATGTATTGATACATCTGCTTTATTGTCCTTTAGCTCTCCGCTTACTGTAACCAAGTCAATTGCAGTATCTTTCTTGTATAGACTATGTAATGCGTTCCATATTTGTTCGTGTTTTCCGTTATAAAATGCTTTTGAGTGTCTAATGTGTGTTTTTGCTTGTTCAAATATTTCGTTACCTCCTAATAGAACACAACCTAATACTGCAATTTCTGCCTCTTCATTTTTAGGCATTTCGTGTATATCAGTTAGTTCTTTGAAGTTTTTCTTATCAGACATATTTCCTCCTAATCATCAAATAAGCTCTGTTGTTTTCTTTCTGGTATATAATTTGTAATTACGATTTCAGTCTTTTCTTCATCGCTATGTAATTGACCAGCATATTTAATTGATATTGTATCAATATTGTAATGTCTATACATTTCCCAAATCTCAGGTCTATCATCGTAAGACACCATAAACTTTCCCCCGCCTTTATCTATATTGTCGCAGATTTCTTTTAAGTCTATATGGTCTTGCTCTGTAAACGAATGTATGTAATAATCATTTCTATCTGTAGCCGCCCAATAAGGTGGGTCTAAATACCACATATCATTTTCATTTGGTTTATACTTGTCAATTAACTTTCTAAAATCCATATTTTCAATAAATACATCATTTAGCTTTTTTCTACTTGCTTCCAAGCCATCCAGAATATCATCATTCCATTTAGCCGCATTTGATAGTGGCAAATATGGGTTTTTGTTAAAAGCAGTTTTCAGTACAAAGAAGTATGATGCCGCTCTTTTGTAATCTGGATATTGTGTTAGTGTTGTGTTGTGTATCTCTTTTCTAAAGTTTTCGTGAAGAGTTCTAGATAACAAAATGTGTTTACAATAGTATCTAAATTTATCGAAATCCTCCGCAACCGAAATATACAAATTAATTATATCATTATGCAAGTCATTTAATATATTTATTTGCGCTTTTTCTTTGCGGAAGAACATACTCCCCCCACCAAGAAATACTTCAATATATCGTTTATGACTATGTAGCATAGGAACAAGTTGTCTTGATAAAGAAAACTTACCTCCGTAATATGGGAATATAGTTGGACAATCATCTTTCATTAATCCCTCCAACAGTTATCACATAAAGCATCACCGCTTTTGTGTTGACTCCAAAACATTTGGTCTTTTTTGCTCATATATTCCCACCAATTTAAATCATCTGAATATTCTAATACTCCACATTCATCACAAGTATTTAAATCGGTGTTATCTACTATATAAGATATTGCTTCAGATATATGTTTTGGATTATCACTTCTTGTTTTTAATCCTACCATATCTTTTTCAATTATCATTGTTTACTCCATTTAATTCTCTCCACATACTAATGTAAGATTCGTTATCTTCTACCCCTACTGGTAACACGTAAGAACAAAGTTTATTTTCTTTAAATTGTTTTCTACGTTTTTCACTCATACCAATATGTAAAGCACCTGGACCATTACCTTCATCATCACTTCCAACATAAAATACATCACCATTATCTGTAGAAAATACTAAACCAGTACCTTCTTCTGGATAATCTTTATCCCATTTTTCCCACCATACGTGTTCAATAGTTCTACCTTCAAGTAATTTTTTTGCTGAATCATACCAGGTTTTAGTTCTATTATATTTTTCTTTTAATGTTTCTGCCATATTCATTTCCTCACTTTAATCTGTTAAATTCTTCTTTTGATAAAACTGCTATTTCTTGATTGTAATTGCATTTTGGTAAATAAGATAATCTTTTTCTTTTATATCTTCTGACTATTAATTCATTTTCATTTGATTCAATAAATTTATAAGTATCATATTTATATCTAAGATTATCAAAACCACCTATTATACCAAGACCATCAAAAACTAAAATATCATATTTTTTAGCTTCTGGTAAATAATCGTTTACTGATTTATATGTTTTATAATATGTAATTTCTTTGTTAAACCACATTTTTTCAAAATCACGATTAGATAAAATTCCTTGTTCCATTAAATCCATTGCTTCAATAAATGTCATTTTACCTCCGTATTTAATTCGCTCTCAAATTCACCAAGTATATCCATAACAACATAACAAGCGCCTTCACAAAAATTATCTTGTTTTGTAGATACAAACTTACTCCATTGTTCATCTGTTAAATGTTCTGCAATATTTTCTTTTTCATAGTATTGCCAAATAACATTTGCTTTTTTAAGTAAATCTCTGAGTTGTTGTTCTTCTTTTACATTTAAACTCATTTTACCTCCTTAAATTTTTAACGGGCAAAGTTGACTATAAGCCCAAATTAAGTTAATATTATTTATTGCCCGTTAAAATATGTATCTTATTTCTTGCCACGGAACGTGTCGTTTCATAGCATTACGAAATGCGTTTATATAATGGCTTTTAATATCGTGTTTATATCTGATATTACGACCTCCATATTGACTTGTTTTAGCTTCTTGCAATTCACTTCTCCATAATAAGTTTTCGCCCTCTACGCCTTCTGTAAGATTAAACTTATGCATATCTTCGTTGTGGGTTAAGAAAATGCATTCTGCTTTTACTTTATGCTTAAACAAGTTATGTACGTGCGTATCTACTAAGTCAAATAATTCTGCATATGCTTTTTTAGAATTTTCATATACTATTATTGGTGAGTAATTTACGTGTACATCATAACCAGCTTCTATAAAATCATTAATAGCTTTTATTCTATCTATAATTTTACTTGTTCCTGGTTCTAGTTTATCAGACAACTCTTGTGGCATTAGACTAAATCTAATACGAACTTTCTGTAAAGGGTTGAAAGATAATAAATCATTGTTTACATATTTTGTTGCCGCAGTACCCATAATCTGTTTGTTGTGTTTAAATATACTAAACAACTTTTTCCAATCGTGATACTTTGCGTGTAATACATAATCTTCATTGCAACTAAAATCATATGTATAATATGTTTCGTGTGTTTGATTTGGTGTTTTAGGGTAAGGTAATGTAATGCTGTGTTGTATAATAGCTTTTATTATATCATCTGTATTATCAGCAATCGTTACACCAGACTTTACGTGTCTTCTCATATAACAATAATTACATTTAAATAAACAACCGTATCCGAAACTAGGTGTAATAAAATCACTACTTCTACCAGACTCTCTAATTAACATAGATTTACGATTGACTCTTTTTATCATTGGAATATTTCCTTTGCGTGTAAGAATGCGTCATCAGCCGTCATATTATCCATAGCATAATCTGCCTGTTTATCAGACCAACCATCTAAATCACCCTGCGTATTAGACGCACATTGTAACATATGCTGTTCAAATTGATTTCTCATTTCATCGTAATCATATATTCTAATTCCATTTTCGTCTATGCTATAATTTACTTTAATAGATATAAACTCCATCTTATCTTCCATTTTTTCTCCAAGATTTTTTTAATTTATCATTAACTTTATTTAATTTTTCTACCATTTTTTGATATTTATTAGTATGAAAAATTATATTATTTCTATTCAAGTGTCCTTCGTGTTTAATACTAAAACTAGTATCAGGTGTTGTATCTTGTATTTCTTGTTTCGTTGGTGTATGTTCAATTGGATATTTATCTAAACCATCTTCATAAAACTCAGCTTCTCTCCAATCAAATATTTTTTCTGGAGTTGTTTCTTTTTGACAACTATCACACCAGAAACTGCTTTCGTCTACAAAGTCTACAAGTTTTTCTGTATTAATATTTACCCAAGCACTTTGAGAAACATTTTCACTTTTACAAGATGTGCAAACAAATTTACTTGTCATATATTCTCCTCTACTTATTTTTTTTAGTATATTTTTCTTTTACTCTAAATTGGTCCATCCAAGTATATTTTCCATTAACTTTATATGGAACATTAACAAATATATGCCAAGACCTACCATATTTATTGTAAAACTTTTCCATAACTTTATGTCTTTCTTCAGTAAAAGCATAATATTCTGGTTTATTTTTAATTTTATCTAATCGTTCTTCGTGTGATTCATCAGGTGGTTTCATATACATTTCATATCTTGATTTTTTTTCCATATTTTCTCCTTATTTTTTAGGAGTAGCTATCAGTTTGGTTTTTATTTGTCCCATTTGTTAATATTTTACAATTTTTTGCTTGCCTTGCAAAAATTAACTTATATAACCTTTGAGGAACCCGTGGATTGGATACCACGATGCGTCCTAGTTCGCATATTTAAGGGAACAAACCTATCTGTTGCTACTCCTAATTGTTTAGGCGGTTTATAAACTCTAGAGTCTACTGGCTAATCCATCACCGCCCAAATAGTCATTAGGCAACCACTGGAGCTTTTCCATGTATCATCCTAATGATTTTACTAGCAAGTTACGCTCTTGCTAATCTTGTTATTGTAGGGTATATCTGATTCTCCATAATATGAACAGATTCTCTATCACGATTTGTAGAGTGTGTGGACACAAATGTAGCCGCATTCAACAAATCCCAATAATTATTCATATCGTTATTCAAGACATATCTAGTAAACTCTTCAAGGTAGTTACTTGGCATAAGTTTACTCATTTCAATAATATGACTTTTCTTTAACTGGGTACTAATCAGATTAGGAAATTCTGTTTCAAAGATTTCCACTAACATACCTACTGTTCGAGAAATATTATCCTCTAATTGGTCAATACTAGTGTTACTATTTTTATGTACTGCTTTTTTACTAGTCAATACATTACCAATAGTTAACCCATTTAAACAAACCAATCTAAATGCACCACCCATAATATTGACTGATGTGCTACCATCATAGCTATTAGAAACAATCAATTGTGGATTAACTAAATCGTTTTTGTTTACTTTTACTTCAGTTTTAGGAAAGTTCCACTTCCAGATAGCACGTTGTCCACCAGAAAATGTTCTGGCTTCTACGAGTTCTGTTTGTGTACCTCTTAATACTTTTTGAACTTTGTTGACAACTGACCTATTATCAACAACTTTATATTCTTCAGTCATACAAGACAATACATCTCCTGTATCTTCTCTTATGATGAATTTATGACCTGTACCAGTTACTAAAGTTCTTTTCTTTCCTTCAGCTTTCATAAATGTTGCTGGAACCTCTTTAACTGGAAATAGAGTTTCCTCCATTGCTACTATAGACATTTTTATACTCTCCTCTTTCTACTTTTACTCTTTTTGGTGTTTTACCAAAACGTTTAATTTCATTTTCTAACATCTTAGTTCTATTTGCGTATCCATCAATAATCATTCGTTGCAAATAAGCAAATCCTTTGCCTTGATATGCGTGTTCATCTGTTATATAATTATGTATAACCTTTTCAACTGCATCATCAGGTATCTTTGATATTGCCTGTAAGAAATAAAATGTTTTCTGGTTATTTCTATCAGAAGGTATCTCTTTTCTAATTAAGCGTATCACATCTTTTAATTTTTCGTTATGTGTTCTTGCTTCTATTAGTTCGATAATTCTTCTTTGTGGATTATATTTTCTTCCGTTAATATGTCCACAACATTCACACTTCATAATGGTGTTACTTCGGTTTTACTAGACCAAGTATGTTTACCGCTATAATAAGAATCGTGCATATTGTACCACTCAGTATTTATTTTATTTAAAATAACTACATCGCAATTAATTCCTTTATTTATTAACATTACGGTAAGACCATTTACTTCGCACTTACTCCCAATTGGTAAGTCTTTTAAGTATACCAATCCTTTCTTTGGAACTACTTTCCATTTTTTAGTCATCGCACACCTCACAGTTAGGATTTACAATTGATAAATCCATTGATTTTCTACTATTTAACAATTGACGTTTTCTTCTTTCAGTTTTTACAAGCTCTTGTATTACTAAGAAATCTTCTGTTAGTTTTTTAATTGGTTTTTCGTGTACACCATCTAAGGTAGTGTTTGTTAAGCATTCTGTAAGTAAGTTTACTTCACTATCGCTTAATTTAATTGTTATTACTGCTTCGTTCATTACGTTTTTCCTTCGCCCATTCTTCTTGCACAATATCGTCTATTAAATCTTTTTCACTAGAACCAATTTCTAAAGTATCTTTTATACGTGAAATAATTCTATTCCAAACAGTATTTAAACGTAACAATTCTTGTGCTTGTTTCAGTTTATCCAAGATTCCTCCTTTTATACAAAGGTCTAATTAGCCAACCAATCACCAGGAATATCCTGGTTAATCTAGTATTTTAGACCTTCATATAAGTTACATTTTTTATAGTATATTTCAAAGAGATAAATGAATCCATCAAATATATTTCATTGTTTATGTGGAGTTTCGCTACCATAGAAGCTCTCTTTATTGTCTAGTAATTAGAATGGTAAGTCATCTGCTTCCAATTCATCAGAACTAATGCGTTCTCCGTCTTCCCACTTATATACTTTACCTACTTTAAGTGATGAACGAGTTTCGCCATCTGTATTTTTGAACTCAGTATTGACTAACTGAACTAAACAAGGTAAACCCATTACATCAGATTCTTCAACCATTTGTAATTGCATATTACCATTGCTGTCTTTACCAAAAGCCATACCTATACTTGCAAAGAACTCAGCATAGCGTTTGTTCTTCCAAGAATTTTCTTCAGATAAGTTTGGTGTTAACCATATACCTTTATCAGTACGATATTCCTTGCCTACAGCTTGTACTCCAGTAACACTAGCACCTGTTGGTACTAATTTACCATTGTTATCTTTCTGCTGTTCAGCAAACTCAATATCCTTGGCTTCTTCTGCTACTTTAAAAGTGACATTAAATACATATGCACCATTATATTCTTTTGACTCAAACTTGCTAATATGAGCTGGATATGTACCTTCAGGTATTGGTTTATATGTGTTCTTACTTTCATTGTATATCGCATTTTCTATCGGTTTCATTTAGTGTCTCCAGTTTTGGTTGTGGTATATTCTTCAAATAAAGAATTTACCTTTGTTTTTAATTCAAGCATTTTATCGCTGTATTGTGCTTTACCTAATCCATCAAAATAGAGTCTTGGAGAAACCCAAGTTCCATCTGCTGTTTGAATAAAGCTTGTTGTACTTCTTCTAGAATTAGAAAATGCACCATCTTTTTCCATTTGGTCAAAAGTTTCTTGGTCTATTTTCCCAGCATCTAGCATCGCTTTTGCGTCTTCACGAGTAAATTTACCCATCTTGTTCTTCCTCCATTGGCTCTTCTATCGCATAGGATAGATAGCTTTGGTTAATATTCAAGTTTAGATGACCATTACGTACACCGCCCCACATTACAAATGTCATTATTGGTTTTCCGTGATATAACTTTGTACCAGTAAAGGTAGCTTCACGAAATTCTTTACCATCATTAACACCTATTGTGTATTTAGCGTTTAGTTTGTATACATCATCTCTGTAATCGTCTGTATTGTTGATGTCTTCTAACTTCATTTTGCACCTACTTTATCAGCTTTGCGTTTAAGTTTTGCATATGCCGCTTTAAAGTTAGCATCATTGATAGTTTCATCACCAATTTGTTCAATTACTTTTGCCTCTAACTCTTTATCGTCAATTATTTTCAACAATCCAAAGAGTGATTCATATTGTTCTTTATTCAATTTATCAGGAGCTGTTGGCAAATCTTCACCAGCATAGATATATAATCCTAATCCGTGTAGTGCTATTGCTTTTGCTAAACAACGTTGTATTGCTGTGTTTATTTGAAAAGCATTAGGTTCTAATACAGTTTTGTTTGTATGGTCTAATACTGGGTGTACTTGGGTTCTTCGTATTCCTTCTACACTTACACTTACTTGTACAAATGCACCAGCTTCAGTACGCATATAAGGTGTTTCTACACCATTATCAAAATAAGTATGTACTTCCCAAGTTGATTCTGGAAAGTGTTGTAGTAATACTCTTACAGCCCAAGCCCAAGAAAGATAGCTAAAATTACCTTTCTTTTCAGTGTGTTCTTTGACGTCTATTTTACTTAGTACTTCAAATACATTATTCTGTTTCATTGTTACCCCATTCTTTTTCAAGTGTTTCATAATTAGATAGTATTGCAAACCAAGTTTCCTTGTCGCAACCTCCTTCTACTCTTGCTGCTGGACTCATCATATTATGATTTCCAGACTTTTGCACTTCTAGAAATGAACGCCATTCACTTTTATAAACAACTACATCTCCAAAAGTTTTACTATTTACGTTTGCCATCGTGTTTACCTTCTTTCTTTATTTCGTTTACAAATAGTTTTAATCGTGTTGGTAATACTGCTTGGGTATTACATACTGCACAACATCTTCCATTTTTTATTGGCTCTGCATTGAATCCATAAGGATGTCCTAATTTTTCTCCACAAAGACAACAATTCTTAGGATTTTTATATGTATCAAGCGTCATAAGCATTACTCACCTGAAGTCTTCTAAGTCGTTCAGGCACTACAACATCATTATTACAACTTGTACAACATCTACCATCTGTAACTGGTTCGGCGTTGTGTCCCTCCGTCCAATATACATCTCTTATTTCTTCTCCTGTAGATGGATTTATCCCTGATAGTATCTGTGTATCTATATCTTGATGACAAATACTACATTCTTTTTCTTCCACTAGATATCCTCCTTTCTAGTATTTAAATGTTATATAACCCAGGACAATACTTTCCTTGAAACTCACAATATTTACATTCCCAATTATATACGGGAACATTTTCACTTCCAGGGTCTAGCATTTCTGCTTCACCTTTTACATTATCACTTGTTTCATTTAAATCCGTCCAATAATCGAATGCCGCTTCCATATACATACTAGAAATTGGCTCTTCTTTCATTTGTGAATTATCTTTGTTATACCACAAAATAGATAATCTCACATCAGTTATATCTTCTTGGTTTCCTAGTCCTATAGCATATGTAGCTAACTGTAACTCATAATTTGTACTAGGATTCTTGTCTGGATTTCTACCAAACTTCATACGCCACTTCCAAGCACCTGCGGTTTTTACATCATATACGTGTATCATTTCACCTTCACGATTGACAACACCAATATCTAGATGTCCCATTACATTCAGTTCAGGTATTTCTATTCTATGTTCTGTAAATATTTGTATTTCATCAGGTTTATCTACGTGTTCTTGTATGTCCCAATCTTTTAATGCTTGTTCAAAGTCTGCGTGTACTAGAGTTCCTAATCGTAAAAGTCTTGCACTTTTTTCATCTAAAGGGTCTAGCGTTAAATCTTGTTGCTTATGCAACTGCTTTCTATAACAACTACCTGCGCTACTAGCACTAAACCACCCTTGGTAGTCTTTATACTTTTCACGATTTTCTTTGTGTTTTTGTTGTAGATAATCGTTATATATTTTTGGAATATCTATCATATATTTCCTCCTAGAAATGTTTCTAAATATAGCAATATCAATCAAAAAAGTCAAGGTATATCCACGAAGAATATACCCCAACCTTTCGTTTACGCACCAAGTAAAACAAGTAGAGTGCTAACCATTAACTACTGCCCAATCTTGTAAGAAATATTGATGTAACAATGAATCATTCGTATCATTTTCAATGAGATAATATCGTCCAAACGATTTCCCATTCTTAACAATACGCTCTGTATTAATGTTAAATCCATCTTCTCTAAGATTGTATATAATACCACTAAGTCTTGTAGCATTGAATTTTGTAAACGCCTCCATTGATGTAATGCGTCTATGTCTTTTTAAGTGCTTTAAGATACGGTATTTTTGGCTTTGTTTATTTACCATATTTCAAACCCTCCAGATTGTTTCATAAACTCTGCAAATGATAACATACTTTCTTTATGAAATCTATAATAAGAACGCCAATCTCTTTTATTTTGTAGTTCTTTAAATTTCTTATAATATTTTTCTGGATAGTCTGCAGGAGCAATTCCAGACCCAATTTCTTTTTCTACTTGTTTCTTTAACTCAGCCATTTGATTATCTATTTCTTTATTGATTCTATCTGCTTCGAGTCTATCATTTCTATTGGTGTCTTCTAATTCATCCAGCGTACCATCTTTATCGTGTTTAAAGATAATTTCTGCTATCTTATTTGCTTGTTCACTTGAAATTAGTGTTCCGTCATTATATCCACCACCTTGACATATAGATTCATCTATAATTACTGGTTGTTTATTTTTGAGTAATTCATCGTGTGCAAAATGACAAATATAATTCCAAGGTAATCTCCATCCCCAAACATTAAATCGAAAATCACTATATTCTTCTGAGGTTGGTTTTTTTGCTATTAAATCAAATCCCATACTAAGCCCTCCTTCTTAGTAAATCAATTAAACTATCCATTCTAACTGCAATACGACCTAACAATGTTTCTTGTCTATATCGTTTATATGCTGAATAAATAGCGTCACTTTTAAGTTTATCAGTATAATACTGCATAATTGTTCTCCTCTACTGTTTATAGACGGCTGTTGTTCTGGAGAACTGAACCATTTAACTCTTTACTCAAAGAGCACCATCTATTTTATTTGTTTACTTTTATTAAAATACGTCTATAGTGGGATTACGTTTTGGGAAGCTATCCCCCCACAATACCTATATGATACACCTACGTTTTTATCTTATTTAGGTATCTTGAATAGCATAGGTTTGCTCAGTCAGTTGACCCTTGCCTAACTACTCGAATATACATTGGATACTCGATTGCCTCAAGGTGGATTATGTATGGTGTTACATTATTATCCACAAATATAGACGAATTTTAATAATTTTTGGACCCTTACCAACCTAGTATAAACAACTACGAAAAGGAACGAGGTAATGAGAGATAAAGGTCCTAAATTCTTCTTGGTTTCATTATGCATTGATGCCTGGATTTATATAACCGATTTGTGCAAATATTTCATTCATCTTATACATGCCGTGATTGCTATTATATAAGACTAGTCACGTTTCAACTACTTCACATAGTTTACGGTCGCCCACAAGAGGCATAATTCCACCAATGGTTTAGTTATAATCTTCTATGACACTAATCGTGCGTAAAAACGTATCAATATCTTCATCGGTACATTCGATATTATATTTACGCATTAAATCACAAATAATCTCTACTTTGCCTTTGGTCATATAACCACCACATAGTAGGTTATTCATTTTACGAATCATTTTTACTTGTTCTACTTTCATATTTGTCCCTTTCTACGCATTCAAATATGCATAGGTTGTATTATCTTTTCTAGTGCGACTCGACATATCACATTTAGAAAATAACGCTGTATTTAAGCGATTTTTATAAAACTATTGTGGAAAACCCATGTTTAACTAAAAGTTTATAGTATATAGGGTGTTTATCTTTACATCTATAACCATATCATCACATCTACCTAAAATATGTAAGTATATATGCCATATCACTTAAAATAGTACTGTATCTGTAATAGAATGATAATAATAGTTAACAATAAAGTCCAAAGTGATTTCTGTTGCCAGGCTCACTACACCCCGAATCTTAATTCAACTTGGTTACTACTAACTAGATTGTTGCATAGATGAAGCAATACCTCTTAACTCTGCTAGTGATGCTTTCACATCTTCGTTTGCGCCTGTTAAGCCCATTTGTCTAGCTGAGTCTATTAAAGAGTTAATCTCTTTATCTATTAACCAACCTGGTAATCCAGCTCTAGAGTTGAGTCGTTTTACAAGACCAGCCAACTTCAGTTGTACCTGAACATTGAACAATCTTAGCATTAACTGACTCTCGTCAACTGCTGGAGAAGTAGCGTTTGTATTCGCTTTAGCCATAATTGATTTCTCCTCATAATTGAAAAATTGATATCGATAATCCCATTAATGGGGGTCGGGTGTGTGTGTATAGCCCTATTTCAAAATGCTTAAAAAAAATGTTGGAACACATGGGTTTTATTACTTATATTAGGGTATTATGACAATAACTTCTAAAGATATTCGTAGAGACGGATTAACAGGTGTTGCTCGTAGACAACAAGAAGAATCTGAAAAACGTCTGAATAAACAGTTGGTCGAACTTTTAAAGAAAAAGAAAGAACCAAAGAAAAAGAAATAAATATTATTTACTAATTATTTACTAGTATATACTAGTAGATAACGGGTAGATAACCCTGTTAAGTTAAGTGGTTTGGACGTACTTGTCAAGGAAAAAAATATGGCATACGGAATATTATGGTTATCAAGGCTTCCTGTAGAGGACCAATTGAATATCTTAGAAGAGATAGAAAAACTATCTAAAATTCATAAGTGGTTCAAAAATGACGACTTAGAAGATGAAGATATGGTATTGTCTACAATTGATATGGAAGAAGAAATAAAAAAAGTACCGCTAGAAATTAATGGAAATAAATATTGGGTAGATAAAGAAGTACTATATTTAATTGAGTCTTTGCATAAACAATTAAGTAAAAAGAAATGAAATCAAATACCATCAAATATAAACGCCATTATGTTTATGAAACCTTGGAAGAATTTTATTTGCACTATGATAAAGATACTCCTATTGTAAAAGATTGGAGAACAGCCAAAGAAGGGGATTGGGTATATAGTGATGATGGCAATATTGTTCAAATCTTAAAAGCAAAATCTATGTCTCA